GATGCTTCTACTTTCTTGGACCACGCACCTCCTGCCTCATTTTCCGGAGCATCCCAGATAGGTTTGAATCCACGTCTCATAAAGAAGAACATACCCGATTCCCATGCCTCTTTTGAAATTGAATCTATAATTGTCCAAAATTGTTGAATTGTGCTGATGTCTGCTATCTTAACATAGCTCTCAAGTGAATAATCCTTGTTGTCGGGATCATGATACCACAGAATCCAAGAATATTGGAGTTTTGTGGTCTCTATGTCTGAACCCATTTATAATACTAGTACGATAGTTTGATGTAGATATGAAACGGATTCGTTTTACACACTTTAGAATTAGTAGTAAGTATTACAAATGAGTCTAACCGTCGCACAAGTATATTCGGCTCGTTTTGGATCAAAACTCCCACTTCCTCGGAGTGTTCAAGATAACATCGCAAAACTACGCATCACGCCGGTCGCGTACAAACCGTTTCGACCTCCGCCAAAACATAATTCCTATCGTCCCAGACTTGAACAACCCAAACAGATCTCAGAAAATTGGCGAGAGAAAGTATTGGTAAAATATGTCAGTCGTGTGAAAGACAAGGGTGATCCCGAATATCTTGAAGTATTTGCTATTCTAAATAAGATCAGCGCATCAAACTTAAAAAATTTATCGAACCAGACAATTGAAATCATGCGAAAGCGAGATCAAGAGTTTCGTCTGCGTGTATCTACGCTTCTGTTTGACAAAGCTATCTCGGAGCAAATGTTCGCAGGTGTACTCGCAGATTGCGCAGTTCATCTGAATACTGCGTTTCCCGAATTTTCGGACGATCTTACGACGCAGGCTAAAATGTTTACAAAACTGTACGACATTAATACAACTTTAGTATATCCTGCTTCAGGAGAATCTGATTTTGCGGATAAGGTTGTTCATTGGATGACGCAAAAAAATAAGCGTCGAGGATATGCCAAATTTCTAACTCAACTGTTTGTACGTAATTTGATTACAGAAGATATTATGATGTCGTCAATTCAAGATGTTATTACAGAGCTTGAGGTAACTGCTAGGCAATCAAAGTGTGAACAAGGAGAAGAGAATACGACACAGTATGTTGACTTTCTATATGAAAGTTCGAAAGTTCTTCCTAAGACAGCGAAAGATTTGAAGCAACTTATTAGCAGTACGATCACCTTGATTCTTGCTGTCCCCCGCCCAGAACTTCCAAACCTATGTATGCGATCCCGATTTCGTCTAGAGGATACTCTAAAATGCGTTCAGTAGAGTGAAGTACAAAAACCTTCTAGAAACAAATGTCTCTACCGTCGGCAAGTGTTTTATTGCGAGCCGCTCAATTAGCAATTGACGATGACAAGCCGGTATATCTAGACTATTTTCGTGACAGTCTAGAGAAAAAATGCTGTGTTGGTGTTCAACCTGATAATACAAAATATCTTGTAAAATCTGATAGCGAGTATACATCGACTATTCAAAACATTTTTAAGTGTGAGACATGTTACATTGTTGCCACAGAGAATAGTTTGTATATTGTGTCGACCGATATACCTGTGAAGAAAATTGTTGGGTCTTCATAGAATTGAATAATGGATACAATGTTACAATATCCTCCACCCCATTATATACTTTTTGAACCTCTCAATGATGTAGAGACTCAGAAGGCATGGAATGATTATAAATTACTTCACGTAAAAGAATGTGAATTCGCAGAGATTGACGCAGCTGAAATAAATACAGTTGAGACATTCTCACCTTGGTTCTATAATTGGATTTCACAAGTAGCTGCTCGACAAGAGATGCGCATACGTGTTCTCATGGTATACCATTCTGAGTTTTTGACATTTTCGTGTCAACAAATGATTCGTCGTTCACTCGAAGAGCGCTCATTCAAGTGTAGAGTTTGGTTTCATGTTGAAGATCCCACAACATTACAACCTGCTATTCAAAGTCGTTGTATTGTAAAACGAATGCCAACTTACATACACAAACCAACTATTAAACAGCTATGAAAATTGAGGCATATACAGATGGCGCATGTTCCAAAAATGGCAAGAAAGACGCACAAGCTTCATGGGCATTTTACTTCCCCGAACATAAGTCAATTTCAAAGGCAGCTCGTGTCCCAGAAGACCAAACGCAAACAAATCAACGTGGCGAACTGATGGCTATCTCCGAGTGTGTAAAGGCCGCGGAGATTGCGTTTCCGGTTGATGATACTGATCTAAAAATTTATACAGATTCCATGTATTCTAAAAATTGTTTAACAACTTGGTTGCCTTCATGGGTTCGCAATAAATGGAAGACATCTCAAGGTGGCGATGTAATGCACAGAGATATTATTGAAGATACTGCGAACCGTCTTTCTCGATTCAAGTCATTTAATGTTACGTACGTCAAGGCACATACTGGGGGATCGGATGAGGAAAGTCGAAATAATCATATTGTAGACCGTATGGCTTCCAACATTATCAATCCTGAGGAGGAGATAAAAGAGGTTGTATCGAATGGCGAACAAGCACTCGATGGATGTCCTTTAAAATTGATGGGTGCTCCAGTATCTGAAAAAGAACTTGTAACATGGTGTCTTTCAAATCTAGGTAAACTAGATGAGAACTTTCTTAACGCCGCTCTTATTTCTGCGTTTTCCAAGACAGTAAAGAAGAAGGGATTTGAAGTTGAAAAACATCGTCTTCATCGAAATGTAATGTTTCGTCTTAAAACGGAAAGCGGTTTAATTAAGGAAGAGATTACTATAGTAAAAGAAGAATGAGCGTAACTGTATATCACTTTTGGTCTCCCACATGTGCCCCCTGTAAGGCAATCAAGCCATCGATCGATGATCTAAAAGAGGAATTTCCAGAGACAACTTGGGTACATGTAAACACACACGATGACAAGGAAGGATTTGTTAGCAAATATGCCGTTAAAGTTGTTCCTACAATTGTAGTAGTGACTGGATCCCATATTGAAAAGCACTCTGGTACAAATATGTCAGGGTATTATAGCATTATTCGAAATGGACTTAAAATTAGTCAACGATCGTAGATGTAACTAGTTCACCATCCTTGTATGCCTCACATACAAACTGATCTTGATCATTTACAGGTTGAGATTGGTCATTTTTTCCTCCGACAGTCACCTTTTCTTCACCACCACCTCCAAAACCTGGCAAGGAAAGACATTCGCTTCCATCCGGAGATAACCCTGTTCCGGGTGGGCATACAAATGTTCCAGGTATTCCAGGTGTTCCAGATGGTACAGGAGCAACAGGTGTTCCTCCGCTAGACATATTTTTTAGTATTACTTTCTGGATACCATATGATGTTCCTGCGAATGTGATTGCCATAACAAGCGCAATTAAAGGAGAGTATACTGTAAATCTATAAGAATTCAAACACCCATTTCTGTATAGAACCAGCCACTGTATTATAAATGTAATAGCAGTTGTAACTCCAAGGGCAACTGTTTGACCGCTTGAACCAGTATCCCACAGTTCAATCATCAAATACCACATCACGGTCATAGACATTATAATGCCTTGAGGAGCAGTTGTATTTTCAAGCCATTCAAAACCAGGTAAAGAGCAGGGTATTGCGCCTCCACTCTGAGGAGGTGGCGGAGGTGGAATTTCCAGTGGAGGAATATCTGGGAGTTGTAACGAGTCTACTACAGGGTCCTTTTTAGGCATCGATGCTAGTTCTATATCAGTAGAAACTGTCGCAGTGGCGGCCTTACTTATACTGCTGCGCGCTTGATTGATTTTATCAGATACAAATGAAACACCCGTTGCGATACCCCCAACAACAATTCCTCCAATACCTCTATTTATCACCATGCCCATTAGAGCTGTTGTGCTAGCAATCGAATAATGATATCCCGTATTGTTGAAGATATCTGCCATGAATCCATATCCAAATAGAACATTTGGCATATACAAAACAATTTTGCTTATAAAGTCACCTACACCTTGTAGAAACGATTGATCTGTACCAGAAGTTAACCCTGTAAAAATTAACGTTACTAGCGTGAATAGTACTGTTATAACAATTCCAGTAGTAGCGAGGCCGCTACCTGGTGAAACGCCACCAGATTGTACTCCCATATTGCTTAATCTCAGGATACAAAATCATGGGAAACTACAAATGAGTATCTATGCCTCAAACTCTTCGTGGGGCGATCAATGTGTGAACTCTAATCAGAGTCCTATCAATTTATCACAATCTTCTGCTAAACCATGTGATCTAATGTGCGAGCTAACATTTGATGACGCATATATTTCTCAAGCAAACGTCATCGTCTCAGATGAAGGACTTATTCTACAAAATCAGGCTAGTCTAGGTAGTTGTAAGTTCGCAGGTGAAGGCTATACATGTCAGACATTGTTGGTCACTCACCCGAGTCATCATACAATTGAAAACGTTCAGGCAGACGCAGAAGTTGTTGCTATTTTTAGTAGTCCTACGTCTGGTCTACTTTGTGTAAGTTCATTAGTACGAGTGAACCCAAGCCAAACAAGTGCCACTCATTTCTTTAATGCATTTGTTCCTTATGCGAATCCTAGCACAACGTCTACATCTGTAGCTCTAGGCGAACAATGGGGGTTATTTATGATGGTTCCTCCGGTCGGTTCATATTATGTATACGATGGTTCGCTACCCGTACCTCCCTGCCAGCAGACCAAATGGGTTGTCTTCAAGTCTATGATTAACATCGATTCGAATGACTTCGCTCTGCTAGTAAAAAATGTAGTTCCTGGTTCTAGACCTATTCAGCAACTTGGAAGCCGTGATGTATTCTTTAATGACATTGAACAGCTACCCGGTGGTCCTATGCCGCATGATGGTAAGACATATATGAGATGTAAGAGATCCGGAAAGAAACCGGAAGTTAAAGACATCAAACCAGCTGGATTGGCCGATGAAAAGGATAAAGCGGAATCGAAGAAAAAACACCCTATCCACGAATGGGTGTCGAAACAAATTGAAGTCAATGGATGGATTGAGTTGTTGAATGTAATTCTAATGTTAGCATCTTTAATTGGCGGCATCTATTATGGTTGGAAAACATCGAGTGGACCTCAGGGATTATATCTAGTTTTGATGGGACAAAAAATAGCCGCATGGCTACGTTCTTTTTTTGTAAAGAAGCCCGCGGCTCCTATTTATACTTCTGCTTCGGTCTAATACCGACGATCATCCCAGCATGTCTCGTGCTCCTCTGGACCACCCCATACAGTATCATCTTCCTCTTTTTTGTCGTTTACACCCTCGTCATCGCTCTCGCGCTTAGTCTTGGGCTTACGATATTTGGTGCTGTCCACGACAGTCCAGCCATCATCCTCCTTTGGAGCCGACCTTTCTTCCTCTGAACTAGATCTCTCATCCGGCTCAGAGAAGCGACGCGTAGGACGAAACATGGGAAGACTGAATGTGGTGCTAGTAGCTGCGACTGCTCGCTGACCAAACTCCTTCTCCTGCTCTTCACGCTTCTTCCGTTCGTCGTCATTCTTTTCCCAGTCTGCCGCCAGTTTACTGAAATTAAGACCACTGTTCCAAGTTGTAGCAGTAGTAGCCCTCCCCAGAACTGGAAAGTTGGCATCAGTGTTCTCTAGAGCAGTCTTGTTCTTCTCTGCTGCCTCACGCTCCGCCTCCTCCTTCTGAATCTCCCACTGAGACTTCTCATATGTGCGACGAGGCGGACGACGATCCCTCTTAACAGGTTCTTGCATTGTTGTCTCGGTCGATTGTTGCTTGTTTCTAAGATGCGGTGGTACGTACGACATCTTCTATGCTATCATCTATAGTTGGGTTCATAAAATCCGTTTTCCATTTTCAGGATGAAAACGAAATTAGATAAGATGACACCATCGAATACCAAGATGGTAAACGGTGTTGTTATTTCGCCAAGTGGTACAATCGGAGATATTCAAGTTCCCGCAAAAACTGCGGATGTTCTAGAATGGATTCGCAAGAAGTATAAAAACACAGAAATTCAGTTTCAAGGTAAGATTCAAGACTCAATTAAAGATACTCAGTGGCTTTCAATCTTCGCAGCTACAAACGGCGATGAAGAACACACAAATCAGCATATGCTTCCTTCTCCGTTTGATGAGGAAACATATACTGGGCCAATCGTAATTCTTGCTACTGAATCTGAAGAACAGGATCAATACGACCCGTCAGTAAGTTCATACATTAATTTGAAAGCTGATCATTACGAGACTGTATACCAAGAGTGGACATTTGCAGACGAGGAAGAGGAAACAGAGATTGTAGAAAATGATAATGAAGACGAAGACGTACTTGTTGAAGAAGACGATGATGATGAGGAAGATGAAGTTGCCCCAACTCGCGAACTTCCAATTATTGCTCGTCCGGTTCAAAGTCACTCAAAGAATGTCTTTGTAGAATCAGCCATTCGTGATAAGGTTATTGAAAATTTTGGCGAATTTATGACGAATCGCGATTCATGTGTACAATTTGAGGAAGCAATCCTTCATGTTGTATGTGAACAGGCCATCAAGGAAAACATTGAAGTAGATTGGAATAACCGGGTATTCTGGAATATGTATAGAAGCAGGGCAATCTCATTTTATGAACATTGTCGCCGCTCAGAAAACAATGGATGTGTTTCTAAACTAGAGAGTGGTGAAATTACGTATCGTCAATTCGCAGAGATGTCTGCCGTAGATTTGTGCCCGTCTCGCTGGAAGGATTCTATTGAACGAATCATTGAGTCCGAGAAGAAACTATACTCGAAGAACGAAAGCGCAGCGATCTTTATGTGGTGTTCTGCGTGTAAGAAGAAGACTAAATGCGACTACTACCAGATGCAGACTCGATCGGCGGACGAGCCGATGACAACGTTTGTAACGTGTCTGGAATGTGATCGGAAGTGGAAATTCTAATGTGCGGACCTGGTTTAAAACGAGGCGATTCTACATCTGATGGGTGAACCATAATAGGATCTAGCCCATTTGTAATTTCTGGTTTTTTAACATCAGGTGTGCTTTTTGAAAATTTTGCTTTAAATTCATTAATAATATTATCTGGAATTTGAGGACTTGTTTCTTGTAAACGATCACATTGCTCTCGTACTATTTTTAACATATCTTTCGCAGAAATACGTTCACTTCTGGGTAACGCAAGTTCGATTAGAATAAATCTATATATCTTTGCGTATGTGGTTCCTGCTATTCGGTGTGCTTCTGAACGCTTTGCCCATGAAAAATAACTCGAGACTGTATTTAGAGTAGCAACGCTTAAGCTTATACATCCAATCAAAACATTCGCAGTTTCCGAACCATTGAATAAAGATTGTGTACCGATTGAAGCAGCTCCTGCAATCGTAGACATCATAATTACAGGAAGACTTAAATATGTATTTAATTTAGAATACCATTTTTCCGACTTTGAGTGTAACCACGAATAGCATAACGAACGTTCGCCTTCATCTGAAATAATTCGTTCTAATTGCGAATTCCAGCTAATTGTATGAGTATCGGTTGAATCCATTATAATTTATCGCATTTTAATAATGGTTTGGATATATGATGATCCACCGTTTACAAAACGGGAGGAACATGCGTATAGATCTCTTAGACGAAAGCTAAAGGATAAGAAGTTTGTAGATAAACTGATTAAATTGATTAGTTTGTATAGTCATTTGAAACGCATTAGACCTACAACTGTGAAACAAATAGAGACGTCTGCGTATTTCGATAAGAAACAGACAAAACCCATATTTGACGAAAAAACCGCAAAGAAGGTGTTGGCGTCTCTAAAACAGAAAGGTGGTGATACGAAATACCCATATATTGATACAGTTGCAAATGGTGTTCTACGAGATTATACGCCGTCGATTATTAGTGAACCAGTAGGTACCGTATATGGAGCTGTCACTGAAACAGTTGATACACTAAAAAATAATATTCCATTCGCAGATCTTGCCTTAGAAACACTTCATAGCGCAAGTTCGGTTGGCGTTACGAGCGCAGGCGACATTGGAGAACTAGTTGGTGGACCAGTTGGCGCAGCGGTGATTGCGCCTTTTACCGCTATAGCAGCTGGATTAACTGCTGGACTTTCAACAATAGAAGGCGATCTTGGTGGGGCAATTGTTCATATCGCGAACTGGGTTCCTGGAATAGGTAGTGCTCTTGGCAAGATGATAGAAAAGGGAGAACACATGGCAAAAACATTGAAAAATCATGAAACTATATCATCTTACGTACCATATATGTCTGAGTATCATCGTTCTTTAGAAACAGCCCCCGCAGCTGGAAAGAGACTTTCAACCATGAAGCATAAAAGTAACAAATGGATGAAGACGCAACGCAAAAGATCCGCGACACAATAAAAGAGTGGATTGGGTTTGATGATGAGGAGCGAGAACTGCGTCGTCAAATCAAGATTCTCAAGGATAAAAAGAATGCGAACTCTGGAAAAATTCTTGAGTTCATGCGCAACAATGAAGTTGATAACTTTGCGCTTGAAGGAAATGGTGTAGGCAATATTACTCGTTCTGTTCGTACTAGCCGTCCTGCTCTCAAGCGTAATGTAATTCGTACTCAGCTTCTTCTACAGTTCGCAGATCAGCCTCAACGTGTAGCGGAAGTTTTGCGGGCAATTGAAGGTATTCCTGAAGGACAGGAAGATATGTCTGTTGGTGGCACCCAACGTGAACTACTTGTTCGACGCCTTCCTCGTGAGAAAAAGACTATTCCGATGAATATGTGAAAATAAAATTATATTGTTAAACAATGGCATATCAGTTCTCTGATAATGAAAAGTATATTATAAAAAAAAGTAATCCGCATATTCTTTACACAAATACAGCGGTATCTCCCCATCCTTGGCTAAAGCTACAATCAGGTAATATAGTTAAAGATGGCCGAACATATTATCCATTTGCGTATAAACATACTTTAGATCTGAATGACTGTCTACAGTTTGCGGAATCTCTTAGTATTGGAGAAATTGGATATGCTGGTAGAAAATGTGTTTTAAGAGAAAAAGGTAGTTCGTTATTGTTTGGATATACAGACGAACAGAATATTGCTATCGCAACCGGCAGAGGAAGTGTATTAAATGAATCTGCGAATCCAAATCTTGGAGAATCTTACGCAATTGTGAGACATGCGGTTGTTGCTGGAAATGCCCCATATCACATAGCATACGTTATGTTTAAAGATGGGTCTACTAATGTAACACTAGAGGCAGATGCTGGAAATGTAGACCTAACACACCCTGTATTTGATATGTATAGTACAACTGATGCTAAAGAAACATTCCATAGAAGGTATGTTGATAGTTTTACTCCTGCTTCTACCATTGTGTTAACAAAGCGTTAAGATAATCTAGTCAACGCTTCTTTCGCGGCTAGCTGTTCTGCCTGCTTTTTAGTAGGTGCGCTCCCAATTCCAATATGGATTCCCTTTTCATCTACCGCAGCCATGGTATACATGTTTGCGGCAGAAGATAACATCACGTATTTTGGAGTATGATGAAACTTTGCCTGATAGAACTTTTGTAGCTGTTCTTTAAAGTTTCGATTATTCATTAACAGTTTTGGAATGTTAATATACATCTCAACAATTGCGACTAGAAAGCTAGATACAACTTGAAAGTCATTTCCACTATCTGTCCACAATGCGCCAATAAATGCTTCCAAAATATCTCCAAGTTTCTTCGTATTCGTTCTGCCTGAGCATGCGTCCTCATTATGTCGAGAAATGATATAGAACTTATCTAGACCAATCTTTTGACTTAATGACCCTAACATCTCATTACATACAATATCCTTCTTCAGATCAGTGAGAAATCCCTCATTCTCCTGTGGAAATCGTTTAAGAAGATATGTGGAAATCGTTGCGCCTAAAATAGAATCTCCTAGATGTTCAAGTGTTTCATATGACTGATCGAACAATTCCAGGGTATTATCTGGTCGTTGTGCCAGTATTGTTACTTCTCCAGTTGGGGTTGTATACTCTAGACGTTTTACGTATGAAGAATGTACCATCGCAGTCTGGAATAGGTCAACATTCCGAACTGTAAAGGTACATCTATGTTTCTGAAGAATCGCTTGAATATCCTGTTTGGCAAACAAGCGATTTTTCGAATTATACGGATTGTATACAATTTGGCTGTTCATCGTTTAGTATGACGTCTCGTTTGTAGATGCGGGTTAGTTCGTTTTCTATCTTTATGTCTATAAGTTTTACCACCTTTCTTTCGTTTTGCCGACGGTTCTTCTCCTTTACTCGCAATAAGTAATTCTAAAAAACTTTGATGAATGTTTTTATCATCTAAACAATTTTTATATCCGATCATTAGTGCTATTCCATTATCACCTTTTTCTTTAATATATTTTACAATTGGCTCCATTTTATTATCGCGAATATATGCGAGACGCTGTATTTTCCATTCAGGGTTTGTTTCTATCTGTGGCTGTATATGTTCAAGACCTTTAAACTTTTGGTTACCTGAGGCATCTCTCTTTGTATTTTGTATTAGAGATAGTGTTACAGATATTTGGTTATTATTAGTTACATATGTCGGATAGTTATTTTTTATTTGAGTTTTGAGAAATGAATAGTCGTTTTTTACATAATTACAACATCTATGTGCCCAGTCATATTCTAGTAGCAGCGCGGGATTAATTAGTTTGCCACGTGTGTATAATTCTAGAAAAAATACAGCTTGAATAATTGGCAAAATATGTTCGCATGTTCTTTGTAATCCTTCAACAAGCTCATTAAACGCAAACCCACAAATATAACATACATCGGCAGCTGGATCTTTTTTCTCAACTACCTTTTCACACTGTGTTTCTACGCTAGATAATTCATAAATAGTTCTACATGTTTTTTTCTGCGATCTCCAAATATCTGTCACATCTTTTGGAAAAAGTGTATCCATAACAATACTCGCAGAGTTATGATCGCAAATTGGTAATGTTTTTAGTCTGTCAGGAAAATCATCCCAATTATCAGGTAGTTTATCAAGTCTAGCAAGTTGTAGCTCTTGTTCTTTCAATAGAGACTCTTGTAATGCTTTCTCAGCTTCCGCATCTGCAATCTGTTCTCTAATTTTTGCGGAAGGTTTTCGTGCTCTCACTATTTTTCTATCATTTATAGCTGGCGCAGGTTCTCCTGGTGGTAAGTTCTCATCGGAATCACGTTTTCGTTTATCCTCTTCAGCCCCACCACTTATTACATCAAGAGGTGGTAAGATACCTTCAGACACTAAATAATCTACATTTTTCTTAATGATACTACCATCAATTAATGCAATCTGAGTTTTTAGAGATTCTGTATTAATTTTTTTAAGATCCAATAATGCATATGCTGCGTTAGTTATTTCTACCTTCTCTGCCTCTGTTAACTCGTTAGGATCCTCATTAATCTTACTTAGATCAATCATAGATTCTGCTAGTTCTAATTCTAGGGCAGTCCTTTTTGGAGTTAAAAATTTAGGAGGAATCTTATCTTCTTCCACATCCATTACTAAATGTATATATTATTCCCTACTCTTCCTGAACTACACGGTTAAACTCAAAGTCCTTTCCAATAAGTGCCTGTTTACGTTGCCCCACAATAAAGTCAACACAATCTTTGGGATTAGGACTCATTGTAGACTGAAAGTATGAAACTACTAGACTCTCAAGTTCTTTTTTGGAAAGACTCCATGCTTTTGCGTAAGTCTCCGGACGATGAATTTTGATACACGATCCGTCATCATCAATTTTGAGTTTATCAATATTTCCAAACTGAGGAAGCTTGATAAGATCACTCATCTCCATCTCTACAATCTTTCTAGCTTCCCTCTTCTCATACACCGTTTTATTAAGAATACGAATATCATTATCTACATCACGATACTGCTTGACACAACGCTTTAGATCATTGATTGCCTCGTTTGACATTTTATCTACTCTACACTATCTGGGAAATAACATAATCCGTTTTCAAGATAATGGATGGTGAAGAGGTTGAGAATCTTCGAATTGTATACAATGAAGAACATCCTAATGAACAACCCATTGCCAAAGGAACTATGACTAAAGTATGGAATGAAATTCGTAATAGATTTCATGACAAATGTTCTGCTGGAACCACGGAATGTATTGTTGCCCACATGCTTAAGAAGCAAAAAGCTCCTGGAACTTGGGAAAAGAACCCAGAAGAATGGTTGTCATCTTTAGATATTGACGCAGTTGAAAAGGAGTTTATGCACATGTTTAAGAAGTATCATTATGTTGGCGCAATTCCTATTGATTTTGATAAAAAGTCTAAAACTGGTTCGTGTGTAGTTAGCGCACTATGCTCGATGAACATCAAGCACTTATATGACAAGGGAACACGTAAGATAGGAATTGTTTTTAATACAGACGTAAGTACAGGTCCTGGTCAGCATTGGATCGCAGTATTTGTAGACATTGACCCAAAGTTTGAGAACGCAAGAATGACATATTTTGATTCATATTCAAAACAACCTGAGCCCGAAATTCAACGTCTTATGGCTATATGGAAAGAACAATGGGATGCTACAAAAATTCATAGTAAACCCATGGAATTATCCTACAATAAAACTCGTCATCAATATGAAGATTCTGAGTGTGGCATGTATTGTTTGTACTTTCATTTCTGTTGCCTTGTTGGTATTCCTATGGAGAAGAGAGTACCCGATGATGTTGTGCGAAGTTTTCGTGGCGTGCTATATAGTATTGGGAAGAAGTAATGGATTGGATAAAAGAGAATATTTCGCCCACCGTCCAGTATAGCATACTAGCGGTAGCTATTATTACGATTGCCTACTTTTTATGGCTTTCATTTGAACCCAGCGGATCGAAAGCATTATCAAAAGCCAAGCCTATCTTTGCGACATACTCTAAAGTCACTAAGTTAGCTCCTTTAGGATGTCCTCAACCACAACAATATCGATTGGCCGATTTCTATGCCGCATCGTCTTCCTATTCAGTATTTCCTGGAGCAGAAGTCTATGACTATGTAAGTGATTCAATTCTACCTCTTGTGATTAAGGCAGGTGTACGACTTGTTGAGCTAGATATTTACTCGGATATCAATGACAAGCCCGTTGTTGGATTAAAGAATCAGAAATTAGGAGTTGATTACGCATACAATACAGTTTCATTAGAAGCCTGCTGTGTATCTATTGCTAACAATGCGTTTAACAGTATTAGTTCCCCTGTGTCAACAGATCCGTTTGTGTTAAGTTTGGTATTCCAAACTCAGAAGACGAAGACAATTAACGCAGCCGCAGAGATACTGAAGACAACATGTCGTGGGAATATGTTGGATTCTACATACAGTTATCAACGTAAGAACTTAGCAGTAGAACCTATCTGTAACTTACAAAGCAAACTTATTATTGTGTCTGGTGGGGGGATAAAAGGAACCCTGATGGAAGAATTGGTGAACATGTCTTGGTCGACATCTCATCTTCGCAGAATGACCTATACGCAAGCATCTCAACCGCATGATCAGGATGAACTCATTGATTATAACCGTAACAACATCACGATGGTTGTACCAGATATTGGAGAAGATTTGATAAACAATAATCCTCAAATTTTGTTTACGTTTGGATGTCAGTGGGTGATGATGAATTACGGGTCAATTGATAGCATGATGGAACTCTATATTAGCGAATTCCAAGAGAACAGTATTGTACTCAAACCCGCTGCGCTTCGTCCTCTCAAGCCAAAGAAATACAAGAAACCAACCATGCCTGACCCCGCTGTCTCATTCCAGCCCATGCAACACACATCTCCCATATACACTGCCACTGTATAAAATGTTTGCGTTAAAACAAAATGAGCAAGTGGTTAACTCATGTTAAGAAGACGATGAAGTCCGAGGCTGGAAAGAAGAGTTCGATGGGTAAGAAGTGGTTCTCGCATGTGCTAAAGACGGCGAAGAAGACCTACCACAAGAAGGGTGGCGCAGATGAAGACGAAGAGCCTAAGCCTGTAGTTAGTGGACCATCGGCGCCCGCTGGTATAGCCCACATGGAGGGTGAGCCAACTGCGCCTGGTGGCCGTCGTCGTGCCCGCAAGGGTGGAAAGACTGTACGTCGTCGCAAGTAAGTTAACTATCTACAAAAAAATTGAGTATAAGTAACATATAAAGACAAATGGGTGGTGGTTTATTACAATTAGTTGCCTATGGCGCGCAAGATGCATACCTGTCTGGAAATCCTCAGATCACTTTCTGGAGAGGGCTGTTTAAGCGTCACACGAATTTTGCGATGGAGCCGTTTCGCGTCAACATGACTGGTCAGGCCGCGTGGGGTACCAAGCACTCTGCTATTCTAGGTCGCCATGCGGATCTAGTGTCGTCGGCGTATATTGAGGTAGAGCTAGGTGCAGACACTGGTTCCCTAATTTATTCCGGACCTTCTCGGCGAGCTGGCTTTAATTTACTCGAGTATGTCGAGTTAGATATCGGTGGTCAGATCATCGATCGTCAATACGCAGAATTTATGTGGTTATGGAGCACGTTATCTTATAAATGGGAGAATCAATCCAAGATGGATGAAATGGCACAAACATATCTGGATGTTAACGGCGCATGTTCTGCCAGTGGCAGACCTTACCGCTCAAATATGACATATATCCCTCTTATGTTTTTCTTCTGCCGTAATCCTGGAGCTGCGTTACCTCTGATTGCCCTACAGTACCACGAAGTAAAGATCAATGTTCTCTGGAACAAGACTAAGAATATTTTCAGTTTCCCCACGGGCACTGATACAACTGGTCCCAAGCAAGCAAATCTACTCATCGACTATATCTATCTCGATGTTGAAGAGCGTCGTCGTATGGCACAGGAGTCTCATGAGTATCTCATTGAACAGACACAGTTCAACGAAGATAAGGGGTTAACATCTGCTCAGAACCGTGTTGATCTAACATTCAACCACCCTGTGAAGGAGTTAATCTGGGTAACTCAGTATTCTTGGAGAAAGAATTGCACTATTACGCCTCCTCCTGGATTTGGAGTAACTCCTCTAACATACGATGCGTTAATCTACGATTGCTCCCTACAGCTCAATGGTCAGGATCGCGTTCCTTCGTTACCTGGTCAGTATTATGCGGCTGTACAACCGTTTCAGCACCACAGTGGTACAACATTTATGGATGGTGATGGTCTGCCTTACGATGACGCATTGGCGCCCGCTATAACTGGTGTCAGACCTGGAGGTGTATATGTCTATTCATTCGCAATCAAGCCTGAGGAGCACCAGCCTTCTGGAACATGTAACTTCTCTCGTATTGACACAGCCACTCTAGTATTCAGCGTAGATGGCCGAAAGCTCATCTCTAATACTGATGTTAATAACGCAGACATCCGCGTATATGCGATTAACTACAACATCCTGCGTGTGATGTCTGGTATGGGCGGTCTAGCGTACTCCAACTAAAGTTTCCGTGACTTGTACTCCAACTAAAACCAATGAACTAAATAATGGATGTGGATAAACTCCTCGTAGTCGCTCATCCCGACGACGAAGTATTATGGGGAGGATTAAATTTATTATTACAACCAGGCTGGTTTGTAGTGTGCTCAACACACGCAAATGATCCTGTACGATCTCGAGAATTCTATAAGACCATGTCACTTGCGAATGTCACAAAATATGTGATGTATGATGTGAAAGATGAGTACACTGAAGATCCTGAAGAAGCTTCAAAACTTTATGATGGAAGTCTGTTTGATAAGGGACTTCAGGAACTCGCAAAGCATCCTTGGAAGTTAGTGTTAACTCACAATGTCGGAGGAGAATATGGTCATGAACATCATAAAAAAGTACATCAACTTGTGATGAAGTATATGCCCTCTGCGAGAGCATTCAAAGTAGGTGAAAAACTAAAGGCAGCCACAACAGAACACAAACGTAATCTCTTACAATACTATGCGGCGACTCAATCTATATGTCGTCAGTTATATGAGAAAAAGGGAGCTAGACTAAAGATTACAGAACGTGAACACTTTTTCAATGAAACTCTGTATGTAACTGTTCAACGCAAGATTCCTAATGTGATTCAACAGATATGGTTTGGTAAGCCGCTTGATAAGACCAGCGTACGATACAACTTAATGAATAATGTCAAAGAGGTCGCAAATAAAAATGGGTTTGTGTACAAGATGTGGACAAATGATCATATGAAAGAAGAGACTATGCCGATTACATGGAAATATATGCAGCATGCCATAGAAACGGGAGAAGAATTAGAACAATCTCGCTTCGCACAAGTGGCCGATCTAGCAAGATACGAACTACTTCATCGTTTTGGTGGAATCTATCTAGATTCTCTCTTTGAAATTGGTGATACTTTTTGTAAATATATCCAGGATCACGCAGATAAGCATGAGCTTATCGTTGCGAATGAAGATCCGTGTAAGATGAAATGTGAAGGAGCTGGTGGTAAAAAGTATATGTCTAATGGTTTTTTTGCGTGTGTTCCTGGATGTGTAATCTTAAAGCGTCTGTTATCGAAAGACAGTTTAGAATCAATTGATTTTAAAAGCGTTTATATTAATCGCACAACAGGACCTTACTATTTCCGTAGCGGAATGAAGACTGGTGATAAGATTCATGTGATTGATACTGAAAAAATATATCCTTTCATGGTGAATGATTCTGAGTATCGCAAAGGTGCGCCAAACCAATGTATCACAGAAGGTGATAAGTTATTACACGATTGTTTACACAAAAAGTATCCTAAATCTTTAACTGTGTATCATAGTG